TTAGAATCTTCCAACTCGGCAACTAGTGATTCCCCGAGTCCAAAAGCTCGGTATCGCTGCACCGCTTCCCCGGTAATGTTTTTGACACGAATAAGCGTATTGCCTGCGGGTCGCTCGGTCACTTGTGAAAAACTCGGTACGCCACGCATGGCCGCGCCGGCTGCCAACATCGCGTTTAGCTCGTCCGCCTTGGGCTGCCAACGCTGGCCTGGTTTCACTCGGTTAAACATTAAGTACCGATCCCTAACGAAGCAAAATTGCCACTAGCAAACACGCGGTGAATCCTGTAGCCGATCAACTTTCGTTTCAGCTTATCGCTGGCGATTTCATCCTTATGGAACCACTCGATATAGTCCCAGCCCGCTTTGTTGATTCCGGTCAAATCGCCCACGCTGAAGCTAACCAATGGCGGAGAATACTGAAAATGGTAGCGTACTGGCGTAACGCCATTGGGCACCGTAGTAAGCGTCGCGCCGGCAAACATCACCGAACCCGCTGCTCGACTACGAAACGCGCCACCAAAATTGACTGTACCGGCCAACGCTTCAAGCGTCATGCGGTAAGAATTAGTTAGCAAATTCGTAGGCCAATACCACAGCTCAGAAAATGACGATTGTGCCTGGGGAATGTCTATGCCTTCGATCGTCCCATCAGACTGAACCCCAAGCAGCGTACCGTTGCTGGGGATGGTTTCGCCAGCCGCCTGGCCAAAGCCCATAGTTTCCCGGCTGTTAGTTATTCGCGTGGTGCCTAGCGAGATTTCTAGCGAAAACTCTGGCGGGGTTAGCTCTGGGTCGGGTGGCTCTTCCGGGTCGGTCACGCTTCCAGACGCCAACTCATAGCGGGCCGTTGCGTCGATCTGATCTGGGGCGATCGGGTCGAAATCGATTGCCTTTAAAACGTATGCCCCAACGGTTAGCGGTGCCGCTGCTGAAACCGCGTCGGTAATGTCGGCCACGTCATCGCTGCCCGGCGTGTATTTAACCCAATAGGGAATAGAAAAAGTCCCGTTGTTGCCGATTGTCCAGCGTGGGCCTGGCTGCTTTTCGCGTACTATCACAGCCATAGAATTATCCTACCAGTATTCCGCCGCCGCCTGCCTGCATTGCGTCCAGCATTCTCGCTGTGTTGCGGGCCGTTAGTTCCGTTGCTTTCGCCGTGCGATCCTGGGCCTTTTGCGCCAACTGCTGACCTGCCAAAGTAGAATTGAATTGACCTAACAACCCTGCCACAGTTTTCTGAGCGGCCTGGGCCGCTGGCGTAGCCTGCTGTTGCTCCGGTGTGTGCTGTTGTTGTTTGTACCTAAACAACATAGCAGCTTGGGCGGCACTTTCCGCCGCTTCTGCAAATCGTTTTTTTGCTTCGTTTACTTGCTGCTCAGCTTCTTTGATTCCCAGCCTATCAACCTTTCGCCTTTGCTGGTTTTCTTCGGCAAGAATAGCCGCTCTGGCGTCTGATCGCTGCTGGTAAAATCGATTGCGATTATTAGCTGCTCGTTCACCTTCGCCACGGTTAGCGGCCACGCGCTCTGCCGGCGCACCCAGTAAGCCAGCTAATTCGTTTAGTGGTCCTAACAGTGAATCCTGAAACACCCCAAACGCCGTAGATAATTGAATTATCATTTGATCCCAGGCTTCTGGAATCGTATGTATGCCCAAATCAAATTGATACACTAAATCGGCCACCATGTCGGCCCATTGCTGCTTAAACTGCAACATAGTTTGTTGCCAAGCTAAATTCACCCCTGAAAACGCAACTCCTGCCGCCGCTTCCATGTCACCGGCTTTAACAGCTCCTACAAACAATTTCCACCCTTCGCGTAGGTTGTTTGTTAAGCTCTGCCAGTTTTCAGAAATGGAAGTAAAACGCCCTTCCATTACTGTTGCGATCTGTTCCCCGTCGGCAATTAGCCCTCCAAACACCTGCCGCAATGCCCCCAGCGCCGTAGCCCCGGCAGCCGCCACAATGCCAACCGTTCCCAGCTTGGCCACCAGCGTGGCCATCAAACCAGCCAGCGCACCTAACCCAATGGATGCCATGCCAACTGCGGTAAGCGCCGCACCCAGCGCACCAACGGCCACGGCAGCACCGGCAACCAGCGGGGCAAACTGTGCCCAGGGGCCAAGTATCCCCGATCCCCACTGCACCAACTGCCCAACACGCTGCACCACCTGCGTTACCACTGGCAACAACTGCTGGCCGATCGGCAACACGGCCAGCGCTATATTGTCCTTTAGCGTTGACCACTGGCCTAGCAAAGTTTGTGACTGCTTAGCCATGCCACCTGCAAACTGGCCACCGGCCCCGGTCATCGCTTGAAAAGCGGCCAGCAACTGCGGAAAGCCGATCTTACCATCTTCGACCAACTTTCTAACACCAGAATCAGCCACCCCAAACTGCTTGGCTAGTGCCTGGATAATTGGAATACCCCGGCCCGTTAGCTGGTTTATATCTTCAGCAAACAACCGGCCTTGAACTCGGGCCTTACCATAGATTTCTGCAATGTCACCCAGGGGCACACCTACAGCGCTGCCAATGTCTCCAAGCATTCGCAGCTCATCCGTCACGCCATCGGCACTGCTACCGAAGGCCAGCAACTTTTTAGCCGCGTCTGCGATTTCGGGAAACTCAAATGGTGTTTCAGCTCCGAACGCCTGCAACTTAGCCAGCATAGCTTGCGTAGCTTCGGCACTGCCCAGCATGGTTTCAAACGCTGCAGACGTTGTTTCTAGCCTGGCCGCTAACTGCAATGGCCAAGCCAGCGCACCCAGCACACCAGCGGACACGCCGCCCAGGCCCGCACCAACAGCCGTTAGGCTTGCACCGAAAGACTGTAACCGGCCTTTGACTCTGGCCAGCGCTGCTTCCAACGGCGCACTATTGGCCCCGATTTCTACAAACGCTCGGCCAGCGCGTATCCCCTGCGCTAAACCCATGGATAAACTTTCCCGATGCTAAATCAGTCGGTGCCCAGTAATACCTGTACTTCAGTCGCACCATTACCAGCCGCCGCCGCTGCGTGGCCGATAATCTTGTGACTGCTGGCTGTAGTAGTGCAGCGACTATTGCCAGCATCCCAGTACAAAATTGCGCCCAGCGCCGGCGTGTCCGTGCTTAACTTAGGCAACTGCCAAACGCCTCGCGTCTGTAAAACCCCTAGCTCGTTGGCCGCAATGTCCTTGGGTGCGACGAAAACGCGATCCCCAACAACTACCACCTGGCCAGCCGTTACCGCGCTGCCTGGCGTGTAGTCTAAAAATTCTCCGTCTTGTTGATACTGTGTTGCCATTTCCTAATTTCTCCCTAAAAAATTTTGCGTGGGTTACACTGCCACGCTGTTGGTGTCGTTGGTTGGACTGGAAGCATAGTTAGAAGTCCAGGCTGCCCGCACATCGGCCAGCGAATTAACGTTGGAACTAAACATAGCCCCCCAAGTCGCTGGGCTGTCAAGGTCGTAAGTGTTGGTATCAATCACGTTACCCGTGCCGTGCGCCGACAAGAAACTATATAGCACACCGGCAGAAACAATAAAATCATTCTCGGTAATCGTGCAGCCGGTAGCGTTATCAAAACGCAGCGCCACCGCTCCGCTAACTGGGCTGCGTACCGTGTTGGCGGTAAACGTGTGGCCCGATCCGTCTTTGAACAAAACGCCGCTATTGCCGCCACCTGTCAAATCATTTCCGGTAACTGTGTGGCCTGTGCCCTTTATTACTGCACCATAGGACCCGCCCGCGTTAGCAAAAGTGACGTTATCCGTTACCGTGGCATTGCTGCTGCCGGTCGATAGTAGGATCGCGTGGCCGCTGGTGCCGTTGTTGGTAATCACGTTACGCCGCATCGTGTAGCCGTCGCCCGCTGACGTTCCACCATCGTCGGGCACTGCCAAACCAACTTGGCCCAACGCTGTAATCGTATTGTCGTCAAATGTTGAATCGCTAGAGAAGTAACCGATAACAGACACGCCCTTAACACCGCTGCCCGCGTCAACAGTGTTGCGGTTGAAATTGATCGTTGATCGGTTTCCAGTCGCCCCGCCTGTGTGGGCCATGTTGCGGCAAGTGTTGCCATACATTTGAAAACTTGTAGAGGTGCTAGCGTGGCCAGTCAGCAGTATGGGGCCGCTTATTTTATTGCTATTAAGCGTATGCGTGCCCCCGCCTGTCGCCAAGGTTGCCACTAACGTGTTTGTGTAGTCGTTGCCGATAAACTTAAAGCCAGTAACAATTAGCGTACTAGTGCCGAACGCTGCCGCACTGGTAAACGTGCAGCGCTTAACGGCTATGTTAGATTGTCCGGTACCAGCAAACGAAATGGCCGTGGGCCTGCTGTTGGTATCCTCAAAAACACACTCAACCAGTTCAAAGTTAGTTAGGCTACTGCCGTTGTAGAACACAAACCCAAGCGACCCACTAGCCCCCTGGACTTTCATATTGCGGAACCGCACATTGGCGCAAGTCCCATTGGGCCGAATTGTATAGCTACCACTTGCGTTAATGATAATGGGCAGCGTGCCCGGCTTGCCCCGTATCGTGACCATATAGGCAAACGCTTTATTGCTGAACAGAAAATAGCCGCCCGATAGGTTTTCTGTGTAGGTGCCCGAGTCTACCCAAATCGTAATTGGGCCGCTGTTGCTGGTGCTAATCGCGTTGAATGCTGAAGCAATAGTTAGTTTTGCCGCACCTTCTGACAATCCGTTATTTGCATCACTGCCAGACTTGCTAACGTAGTAATCGCCTGCCGCTGGTGCCCACGCCGCTGGCGTCACAAGCGTCGGCCCTAGATACTCCCCCACGCCTTCGACAATATAAGCCTGCGCCCAATCGTACTCTGTCAGTGCCTCCCAAGCGGCCTCCGTCAAGCGTATAGGTCCACCGGCTGCGGGGCGATAATCACCCAGCAACCTGGCAGCACGCCTAGCTATTGGTCTGGCTATGGGTCTGGCTAGATTCATTACGCCGTTACCGCCTCGACAAAAATGCTGGTGCCTTCGCCTGCCTGGTCAACTCGTGCGCGTAGGCTGTACGGGCCAACCGCATCAATCACCACCTGGCCGGGTCCGCTGAACGCTGGCACGCCGGAAATAGGGTAAGGCCCAACGTCCTCGCTGCCAATTTCCAAATAGACTTTGGCCCCTTTGAACGTCCCGCCTACGTGTACTGTGCATGGCTCGGTCATTGCCTCAGTATCACCCGCTCCGTTAGCCGTTGCCCCATCCAGTAATAGTGCCATTTTTCCCGCTGCCTTTTTTGCTATTCTTTAGCTGGCCCAAACAGTGCCAAGCCAACTTCAATTGCCGCCGCTTTCATCCGGTTACGCTGGCCATCGGCTACCGCCAGCAATTCCCCAAACGTGTACCACTCTGGGGACACACTGCAAAACCCGCACAGCTCGCAGTAATCCCGCCAAAATTCCTCTACCGTGTTCCAACCTAATCCGCCGCTTCGATCGTCGCCAGCGCCACCTGCTCCATTGCCTGGCTGGTCGCCCGCGTTTTCGCCCAGAGTCCCCGAACAATCGCGGCCTGGGCAGGGGGTAAAAAATCGCTGCCCGCCTGCATTAGTGCATCCGTTGCCCGTTCTATGGCCGCACCGATTAAACCCAGCTCAAAATCATCCTGCGTTAAACCCTTAGCCTGCCACTGCGGCTTGGTTAGTTCGGCCAGCACATCGACCAGCTGCAAAACGTCTGATAGCAAATTTGCCAAACGCTCTGGCGTAAACATCTTGGCCAAATCGTGGCCGGTCGCGCTTCGCACTTTGCGAATGTTTGGCACCGTCACCTCTAACAGCCATTCCCGGCCCTGTTCGTCAGTCCACTTCGCTGGCATCGTCGCCCCCGGTTTCTTCCACTTCCCCAGCCTGATCTGCAACCGCCGCCAGCTCCGCCGCGCCGTTGTCCCAGTCGATATACTTTAGCGATCCGCGCTGGGCACTACTGGCCAGCACAAAATCTACCTTAACTAATTCCTTCAACTGCTGATCGCTTGGGAAACTCAATACGTTAAAGTACCCCCAAACGCCGCGTGAGTTAGTGTTGCCGATGCTGCCGGTTAAAGCCCTAGTAAGTACCGGCGATCGACTATGGAAAGCGTCACGTAAAAATTCTGTAACTGTATCGTCGTTCTGCCATAATAGCTGGCCGGTTATTCGCGCCTGCAATAGTCCTGGCTCGGTGATCTCAATACCACCCGCCCCACGGTGGCTGGCGTCTACTTCTAACTGCTGTAACTCTAGCTTGGCATCAATGACTGTTAGAACCTCTTGAAAATCGGGTTCCTCAAAATCATCTGCCGCGTCGATATACAACTTGCACTGCCAGCCGCGTATTGTCATGGTTTCCGGTCCCTTACTCCTACCGCCTGGAAAATGCTACGCGCTGCCGCTGGCCGCCTGTACATAGTTCGTTGGTGATCGCGTGCTAACGCATGGCCGGAATGTTAGCTCGATCTTTACCAAATCCTTTAGCGGCTGATCGATCGGAAAACCGAATACCTTGAAGTCCCCTTTGTAGCCGCGTGCGTTGGCATCGTTGCTGGCCCCGGTCAAAAACATCATGTTAATGGCCGCGCGGTTTTGAAACGCGGTTAGCAGTGCCAAGCAGTTTGCGTTATTAGCCCTCCATTGCAGCGTTGCCGTAACGGTCACTTGAAGCATACTTGGCTCTGTCAACTCGATTCCGCCCGCTTCCCTAACGCTGGCGTCGGCTTCACTTTGCGAAGCGTCAATTTTAACGTCCGACAATTCGCCCAGCTCGGTCCAGGTCGGGCTGGCCGGATTGCCTGCCCCACTGCTTGCGCTGTCGCGGTAACCTTTACTCTGCCAACCATGCACTACCGACATATTAAAACTCCCGTTTACTTAATCGCATTCTTCCACATTGCCGGTAGGCCCGGCGATATATCTTGTAAGGCCGGTACCATGGCTGGCCGCTTTTCGTAGGCCACCGATTGCCGCCGCCTGTTTTTTCCCCGTCCCACCATTCGGCCCGTTGTCTTGCCGTGTTCTAGCGCTTCTGGCGTGTCGCCCGATCCTTGCAACTTCTTGGGGCCAAATACTGCGGTATGCTTGTCGGCCTCATAGGCAAACAACAGAAACCGCTTCAACTGGCCCTGCCTGACCGATGGAGCTTCCCCCGGCCTAGCTGCTCTGTTTCGTTTCCTCATAGCCCGCCTGGCGATCGTTCGCCCTCGGGCCGCTGCTTTCGTTAATACTTGCCGCTCTGCTTTCAGATAGGCATTGGTCA